TCTGTAAAATCACCTACATCTTCATTATCAGCTAAGTTAAGAAAATCCATGTATGTTTCTTTACCAAACTGCCATAATTTTACTCCTTCACTTTCTTTACCACGAACTATTACTGGAGCAAAAATACGTAATTTCGGGTCTAATTTTTTAGCTAAACGCCAGTTATCCTTATCGTTAGTTTTACGTAACTGTTTAGCAAATTCAACAATTGGATCTTTTTCTCCCCAATTTGTAGGTGAAATCATTACTTTATTCCCAATACCATAATGGATATACAATTCAGTGAATGGTGTAGCCTTGTTAAATTTGCTAGGCACAACACGAACCGATTCTTTACCTACGGATGGTTTAAAATAAATGTTTTTCTTTTCTCCGCTATTGTTTCCTTGTTTTGACTGCATAGCGCTCAGCCTGTTTTTGATTTCTGATAAATCCATAATTGATATATTTTTTTATGTTTGTACTCTAAATATAATATATGTTTTTCGGGTAGCCAAATTTTTGCTACAAGGGTTAAAAAAACTCTCTTTCGAGAGCTTTTAATTTTATTTTAAATGTTATTGTATTGTTATAATCTAATAGCATTATCCAGTTGTGCATAATTCAACATTATTTCATATCCGTCTTTATTTCTTTTAGCTTTTACTACATACCCATCATCAGATAAAACTGTATAACGAGATCCTCCATAACCAAACAAATCACCTTCTTCATATTTAGGTGGATTATTATTATCAGCGCTCATTGAAGCTCGTTTACTTGTTAAAAAGCTATGTACTTCTTCAATATCGTCTTTTGATGTAGTAATATGATCATTAGCCCAGTCATGTCCGTCAGCTAAAATACTATCAACCATTTTTTTATCCATTTTAAGCATTTCATCTACCATCGTTTTGATAGATTCAAGGTTCTGGAAGAACATGTAACGGTTTAGTTCTTCTTTTATGAGTTGTCTTAATTGTAATTTTCTCATGTGTTTTATTATAAATATACTACAATTCTACTATTTTATAAATCTTAGTATTAAGTTGTTTTAAATCCCCTTGATTAGTTAACAGTATTGAATTGCGGTAATGTTGCCAGTTTATAGGAAATCTAGAATCAACCGCTCCACCATTCAACTTCTTAATCAACTCGTTCAACGCATTTATTGTGTATAAAGTGTTTGACTCTTTTTTACGATGTACCAATATTGTGTTTTCTGGAATTGCGCTTACATTTTCCTGTTCAATATTGTATGTTATAGTATATTCATCTGTACTCTTAATATATAATACAAATACTTTATTATACATGATTGTGTATAAGTTTTTTAGATTTTCTACTGTGTCATTGATCTCATCTAAATTAGTAAAAGTGCAGAATAATCGGTTGTTCAATGTATATGTATTTAAGTCAAAATTATATGTGTTTTCCACATCATACATATTGTATAGATTATTCAAAATCGTAATTTGTTCCATAACTGTGTTTAATTTCTAATTTATATTTTTTAAATACATTTCCTATATCTTCTAATACTTCATTTTCATCCGTATCTAAATCAATTAGTATAGCATCATACGTGTATAATACTATTTTTGTATTTTTGTCTTTCAAAATTTTTATTATATCCTTTATTATACGACCATTATTCAACGTCTCTAATAGTTGGAGTATGTAGTTAAATAGTTTTTGAGGGTTCATTTCTCCTAATTCATCTTTATTGAATGTTCTGTCATGAACTTGTATACTACCATCATTGTTAAACTGTTTCCATACCTCATTTACATATTCTTGTATTAACCTAAAAAATTCCCAGTCCTTATATTCCTTATATACTCCACCATACAATTGTCTAAACATAAGTAATTTAGCTTCATTCCTATCTATTCCAGCATACTCCGCAAATTCATCATAAATGGGTTTAGATGGTTTGTAACCTACTAATTTGGCAGCTAGTGTTGGGTGGTAAGCTGAAATATCTATTTCTACAAACTTGTCATTTTCGGGTATAAACGCTTCACGACATCCGTTGTCTTTATTTAAAGCCGCGAAGTTAATACTGTTAAAAGAATTAGATGGTCTTCCTGTAGTTGTATGTAAATTATATTGGGTATATATTTTATTATCTTTGATATTAAAGTTTTCATATAGTGGGTTAAAATATTGTTTAAATAATGTGGGTTCAATTTTTATGCCGTTTTTCTCAATATAAAACAATGAATAAACGATGGTATTATCTTGCGGTGTAGATGGTATTTTTACATGTTTGAATAGATTTTCGCACTTTTCGTAATGTTTAACCACCGGTATAACGCGGTTTATATCTTGTTTTGATGGGTGCTGACGGTAAAAATGTTCATGTACTAACGTTGATGTTTGTATATACGTATGGAGGGGGATTGGATTGGTATTAAAGGCATGTTTAAATTGAAAATAGTATAAAAATGATTTTAAATCTCTAACATATATTTTTTCAAAACTTTTAAGTACTTGATTTATGTGTTTTATGTTTATAGGTAGTGTCTCGCTGTGGTCTATACTTAATATGTACCCTTTTTCTCCTTCTTCGTCAAGTGGTTTAATGTAAACGAGTGATGTTTTATTTAGCATGGGGTGGAGGTTATCGTTGTATGGTATTACCTCTACAAACGCCTGTTTATATTCCATGTTGTAGAATGTTTTGAGTTGATCTAATGTTTCAACTAAGTAAAATGCCATAACCTTTATTTATATTGTTGAAATATAAGATGGCTCCTTAACGGAGCCAAATTTTTATGCAAGGTATTTTACATAATCGTTTTTAAGGTAATCATTGAAACGAGGTAATTTAAGTTGTTTCATAGTCAATTCAACTATATTTTTATTAACATTAATTACAGTTTCTACTCGACCTGATATAGTCCAAGGTATATTGAATGGGTAATACAGTTGCCATAGTATTTGAGGATCTTTGAATGCGAGTAGACTGTATTGTCTTGGGTCTATTTCTATATATTGTATTTCGTTTGTTTTCTTGCAAAAGAAACGTCTGAATTCTCCTACTTGATAGTCTTGGGAGGATGGGTAGGTTGGGGTGAATGTTGGGAGGAGGGTGGTTTGATTAATGTTTATATTTTTAATATCTAAATAAAGAGTGTTTCTTACCTCTTCTTGATCAATTGAATTTACAAGAGCTTGTTGAACTTGATCATCAAGTAATGAATTATATTCTAAAACTTTTGTTAATTCATTTGTTGGAGTATCTTGTGGGGTTCTACCTGTAAAGAATTTTCCATCTGATGTTTTCCAATAATATCCAATATAATTTTCCCGGGAAGGGATGATGAAATATTCACCACCATTGGTGTATAAATTAGTTTTTATTTGTGATAAAGGATAATACATTATGCTTTATTTGAAACGTGTACGTGATTATTATGATTAGGGAACCCAAATGTTAAAACGGCCTTTGGTTGGCCTCTTTCTGTATTTTTAGCATATCCTAGATTTTGTAAAGCTGCTACAAAAGCATCTATTTTATTTCTATTAGGTGCTTTAGGATTTACAGAAATACCATCTATGATAGCTATATCAACTGCATTTCCACTTGTATGTCTAGATGGGGGAGTTTTATGATGACCACTAACCGCTGTTGTTATACTAACTGTTATTCCAACTTGTTGAGCAGCTTTACTTACATCTGCTAATAAATTAGCATTTATTCGATCTCCAGCGGGATTACCTAATTTTATGTTTTGAAATTTAACATTAGGATAATTTGCGTTTGTTGTAAAATTAGTTGGTCGAGGTGTTTCAGCAGCACCTGCTGCTCTTTCTGTTATTGATGATTGGCCACTTATTGGATTACCAACATTAAACTTATCTTTTGTTCCAAATGGATTTTTAGGTACAGCTAATGATTCAAGTGTTGTAACCCATTGATTATCTTTTATCTCATGAGTTATACCTTTAATAAGAAATTCCAAAGATTGAGGATAGTTTGAAGGAAGGAATTCTGTATCAGCTACAAATTTTTGATATATTTTCATTCCAGATAATCCATCTATAGTTAAAGTAAGGTCAAATGGTAAGAATCCTATATTAGGAGATGAAGATAATTGTCCTTCAAGAGATGTTCTTTTCTTTAATGTTTCTCGTGCTTGATTATATTCTGCAAATGATTGTATTGAGTTTGTAAATGCAGTAATATCACCTTGATTCCACTTCTTTTGAGCTATTTCTTGAATAAATCTATTAAATGAAGCTATTACATCTTTATATTTTTCCTCAAGTGTTGGTGCTGTAGGTTGAGTTGGTTGATTAGGTGCAGTTTGTTGTGGTAATCCAGTAATAAAATTTATAGAAGGAGTTTGAGGTTGAGGTTGTAATGGTGATATAAAAACAGGAGTAGAAGGAGGTGAAGGGTAAGCATTTGGATTTTCTGGTTCAATCCATTCTTCTTTAACTCTATCTACTAATCCATAATTCATTACTGATAGAGCGGTTGCATCCTCTCCTGTTACATAACCATTAGCTTGAGCTCCTATAGTAAGCATAGTTGCTAAGTTTGGAGATACAGTGGTTGTTAAACTTAAATCTCTTACTATACCAGCTTCAGATATATTAGAGTTAGGTGTAGCATAATATCCAAACATGTCAAATCTTGCTGTAATATTAGACTGATTTGAACCGGATAATTTTGATATAATAGCACTAAAGTCTGGAAGTTTAACTTCATCTATAAATTTAATGGTATTTGTTTCGCTATCAACTGTTGGTTCTATTTTATTGTAATTTCCTGTCGAATTGCAAAAAGTTCTTGTTAGTATTTTTAATAGATCAATTAAAGTTAACACACCAGTATCAGCATTTTTTAATATATCCATTTGATCCAAAATATGACTCATGCTAAAATATGAATTCATTATTTTACCATAAAATGATGAATATGTATCACCTGATCCCTCTAAAAGGAAATCATTAAGTTCAGGAAATAAAGTTATAGTCGTTCCAGATGGAAATGAAAAATTTACTTTAAAAATGCAAGCGTTAGGATTAGCACTTAGTTGTCTACTATATAATAATATAATATTACTGTTTATATCATAATCAAATTTTATTATTTTTGAAGGGTTTGTTTTATCACTATTTTTTAGTTGATATATAATGTTTTCTTCAATTTGTTGTAAAAAGTAACCAAGTCTTATATAATATTGAGGTGTAGTAACGCCATTATTGTCAAATGAAATTTTTACAGCATCAACGCTTGCTCCAGTTGGATTAAGAATAGGATTTTTTTCTAATTCAATTCTTGTGTTATAAAATAATGCTCCTATGTCATGAGTATAAGCATATTTATCTATTATTTCAACAGTAGCATTATCAGTTGGTGGAGTTGGAGATATACCACCATTATCACCTGTGATTGTATTTGAAAAAGAATTGTTAGGATTTAAAGGATCCGTAGGAGGAGCATAAGGAAGTTGTGTTGTTTGGGCAGGAATAGCATTTATAAAAGGAACAGGTACAGGAGGTTGTGGTGTTTGAGTAGGAGTGGCTGAAGTTGGTAAAGTGTTAGAGTAATTTAATCCTGGAGGGAAAAGTTTTAAGTTTTCATTTCTAATTAAAATTTCATTTTTTTGATCACCTGGTCTTTCCCAATTTTTAACCCACCAATCAACAGCATCTTCAGCTGTTTTAAAATTTGTATTTTTAAATTCTTTAATTCTAGTTCCTGATTCTGCAAAAATATAGTCTACTTGTCCTTGAACATTTGTTCTCCAATTAGTTCCAACGGCTTTTGTCATTCGAGTAAATCGGTCTTCATTTCTATTTTTATTATCATGCCATTGAAATAATCCACCAGATGGACCTCCCCTATCATTATCAACATATGCTCCTGGCTTAAATTCGGATTCTCTTTTTGCATTTGCTAATAGTGCTCTAGCTTTAAGATCATTTAAACCATTATATAGAAGACGATCATATACTTGTTTAACAATAACTGCTTTATCAAGTATAAACCTATTAAAATCTTTTGTTCCACTTTCTAAATAAGCAGTTGTAACTTGTTGTGATACAGATAAAGGTTGAATAGGATATATATAACCAGATAAAGCATTCATTTTAAGAGATTCAATAACGTCTCCTACTGATCTTACAGTTACTGTTATATCGTAACTTAAATCTTTATTAAGTGTCCATCTAAAGTTTACTATTCTACCTAACGACGCATCATAATTACCATGAGATTCTAATTTCTTTTTTTGTATAACATCTAATATACTATTCCATTTAAAATCTTCACTTGGATGTAAAAATTTATCTGCTAAACTATGTGTATTTTCTTCTTCAAATCTTTCATTATTGTCATAATACATTACATTTCCCCACTCTATTAAAACTGAGTATCCTAAACTTAAATATAATGTATTTATAATATCAAACTGATGCCTATTATAGCATTTTATACCTATAGTTGCTGTTTTAAGTGAACCTCTATTTTCAGATTTAATAGAAAATGATGTTATACCAGGCATTGGTCTAAGACCTAAATCTAAACCTCCTAAACCGTAAGCTGCATGGTTTAGTACTGATCCATTTCTTGCTATACCTCGGCTAAGTCCATCTTTATTTTTACCTTGTTGATATACCCCTCCAAATAAAACATATTGTTGTGCTAGTTGTTCTTTAGGAAGTAAAATAGCATTCATTTCTTTATTAGAAACTTTTCTACGATCTTTTAAATCTATATTAACAGATGAAACCATTTTAACCCATCCTGTATTGGAGTTTTGCCAAACAAGGTTTTGATTATTTCTATTTTTGGCTCCTTTTTTTTTCTGTCTAACTTCAATTTGTTTAACTATCTCTCTTGGGAAATTTTCTCCAACT